GGCAAGCCGAGCCTGCCCAGCCTCACGCTGGAAACGGGTCTGCCGGACATCCCGGCCTGGTTCGTGGCTTCCGGCGTCATGGTCAACAGTCTGCAGGTGGGCTTTGCCCGCTCGGGAGCCGCGAATGCCACGGTGGGTCTGGTGGCCCAAGGTGAAATGCGGCGTACCACCACGCTGGATGACACCCCGGCCACTCGCGAATTGCAGCGCTTCAACCAGTTCCAGGGCCAAATCCTGCGTGAAGGCCAGGCCCTGGGCAATGTGGTCTCGGCGCAGCTGACCTATGCCAACAACCTGGAACGCATCGAGACCATCCGTTCCGACGGCAAGATCGACGGCGCGGATCCGACGGTGGCCAGCCTCACCGGCAACTTGGAAGTGCGCTTTGCCGACACCACGCTGATAGATGCCGCGACGAACAACACGCCGTTGGAATTGACCTTTGGCTACGCGATCGATGCCGATCATCGGCTGACCTTCATCGCCCATGAGGTCTATCTGCCCAAACCCAAGCTCTCCATCTCCGGGCCCGGTGGCATCCAGGCCACCTTCGAATGGCAAGCCGCCAAGGCCATCAGCGTGGCGCGCATGTTCACCGTCGAACTGGTGAACGATGTTTCTTTCTACTGATATCCCGACCGAGGTTTCTCATGATCAAACTCAATCTCCCGCGTGAGCCGCACTGGATCACGCTGGCCGCCGGCGTGCGCCTGCAGGTGCGTCCCGCCACCACTGCACTCGTCATGGCCGCTCGCCATGCCGCCTCCAAAGTCGCCGGCACCGATACCGTTGCGGCCGGCGAGCGCACCGCGACGCTCATCACAGAACTGGCCAAGCTGGCGGTGCTGGCCTGGGAAGGTGTGGCCGACGACAAGGGCAAACCCGCTGCTGTCACGCCCGAGGGGGTCGCCGCCTTGATGGAGCACTGGCTCCTGGCCGACGCCTTCGAGCGCGAGTACCTCGCCGGCCTCTACGCACTGGACTCCGAAAAAAACGCCTGAAGGCCCGCACCGCGTGGCACTTCGGTGGCGGGCCGAGCTATTGCAGCGCCTGTGTTCAAAGCTGTCCTGAGCCGTGCCCTGAGTGCCCCTACACCATGAACGCGCCCGAGAGCCTGGAAGGCTGGCAAGCCGCCAGTGCGATAGAGATCTGTGCCAGCCAGTTGCGCATGGCGCAGGGCTGGGTGGTGGGGCTGGATCTCAATGCCTGGATGCTGGCCTGCGAGAGCACGGGGCTGGACAAGGCCACTGCGATCGATCTCTTCCCGGCAGTCGAGGCGGGTCTGGTGAGCACATTGCAGCAAGACGAATAACGCGACGACTGATTTCAAATGGCTGAACGCAACCTCTCCATCCGCCTGTCTGTGGTCGACGGCGGCAAGGTCAAAGCCGAGCTGTCCGAGATTGGTGAAAAGGGGGAGCGCTCGCTCAAGAAAATCGAGGCGGCGGCCACACCAGCGTCTGGGGGTCTGAAACTGTTGTCGTCTGCAGCCAACGATGCGAAATTCCAGCTCGAAGCCGCCACCGAGCGTCTGGGTCTGTTGGGTTCGGTCCTGGGCAAACTCGGTCCTGCTGGTCTGATCGCCGGCGCCAGCATCGCTGCTTTGGGCGTGGGTATAACGGCCTTGGTCATGCCGGTGGCGCGGGTCGGCGACGAGTTCTTCAAGCTTTCGCAAAAAACCGGTGTCTCTGTCGAAGCGCTCACCGCGCTGGACTACGCCGCCAAGCTGTCGGACGTTACCACCGAGGGACTGACCAAGGCGCTGCAAAAGCTGTCGGTCGCCATGTTCGACACCCAGGTCAATGGCCAAGAGGGCAGCGCTGCCCTGAAGGCTCTGGGTGTTTCGGCCACGGATGCGCATGGACAAATCCGCCCGACTGAAGCTGTGCTGCTCGACCTGGCCGAAAAATTCGCAACCATGCCCGACGGTGCGGACAAGGCCGCACTGGCCGTCAAGCTCTTCGGCAAGGAAGGCTTGGCCATCATTCCCTTCCTCAACCAGGGACGAGAGGGCATTACGGCGCTGATGGAAGAAGCCCAGCGCCTGGGCCTCGTGATGTCCGAAGACGTGGCCCGTGCATCCGAGGTATTCAACGACAACCTCACGCGCCTGTCTGCCATATTTGAAGGCGTACAGCGCCAGATCGGTGCCGCTGTCATACCGATCTTGGCCGACTTCACTGAGCAGGTCATCCTGGCGCAGACTGAAACGGGCAGCTTCAGCAATGAACTGCAGCGCATTACGGCCAACCGGGAGGCCACCATCACCTTCCTCGAGTCCGTCGCCTCCGGCTTGGCCTTCATCGCCGAGTCGGCGGTGCTCTTGAAGCGCGTGATTGCCCAACCGTTTGACAGCCTGTCGGTGGTCGGCAAGGACATTGAGACCTGGTTCAAGACGGACATGCTGCGCTCGGGCAAGGCGATGGGGTTGGACCCCAAGGCCATCGATGCCGAAATCGCCAAATTGCAAACGGCACGTGACGACTATGTGCGTGCCGCCAATGACCGGCTCTTCAACATCAATCAAAACCCGGGCTACGCCGACCGGGTCGCCAAGTTCTTTGACGAGCAGCGCCGCACCGTGCGCGTCATGGGCCAAAAATTTGTGCTCGACACCGAGGCTCAGGCCAAGGAAGTCCAGGCAATCTACGACAAGTTTCTGCCGACCCTACCCAGGAAGGCACGCCCGGCCTTGGATCTCTCCGCCTTCGAGAAATCCAAGCACGCAGAAAAGCTCAACGAGGGCGAAGCCTTCCTCAATCAACTGCGCTCGCGCCTGACCCGAACGCAAGAGGGTGAAGCCGCTGAACTGCGCGCCCGCGCCCTGCAGATTGAAGCAAAGGGCTACAAGGGAGTCTCGGTCGAAGCAGAGAAATACATTCAGGTGCTGGAATCTATCGAGCGCCAGAAAGAAAAAGACAAGGCCTTCGAGGCTTACGAAAAAGAAGAAACGGCCACCCGCAAGATCACCGAAGGGCTGATCGGCAGCAACCGTCAGCGCATCGAGGCCTTGCAGCTGCAGCGCGAGATGCTGGACCTGTCTGCGACTGAGCGCACAGTCCTGCAAACCCGCACCGAACTTGAAAAGTCCGCGGCGGCCGCGCGCAAGGAAGCCAGTCAGATCCAGGACGCCGATCTGCGCGCCCAGACCATCGAGGCCATCAACGACGCCTTGGCGCGCCAACTCCCCATTCTTGAAAATCTCACCCGTGCCAATGCCGACTACCAGCGCAGTGCGGAGTTCGGTGCCAAGGCGGCCCTGCGTACCTATATCGAGGATGCCACCAACGCCGCCAAGCAGGCCGAGCGCGCGGTGACCGGGGCGTTCAAGTCCATGGAGGATGCGCTCACCCAGTTTGTGATGACCGGCAAGCTGGACTTCAACAGCCTGGCCAACTCCATCATCAGCGACCTGATCCGCATCCAGATCCAGCGCGCCATCACCTTGCCGTTGGCGAACTTTGCGATGAGCCTGTTTGCGCCGGCGGCCAGCGCCGCGCCGCCCTTGGGTTCGGGTGACCTGATGGGCGTGAACGCCAATATCGCGCACAGCGGAGGCCTGCTCGGTGGCGACGGCCTGCCATCGCGTCAGGTCAGTGCCACCCTGTTCGCCGGTGCGCGTCGCTTCCACACCGGTGGCCTGGTGTCGGGTGAAGTACCGATCATCGCCCGCCAGGGTGAGGCTGTCTTCACGCCGGGGCAGTTGCGTGCCTTGGGCGGTGCCGTGGCGGGAAAGCCCCAGGTCAACGTGGAAGTGAATGTGATCAACCGTGCCAGTGGCGTTGAAACCCGCGTCGAGCAGCAACAGCAGCCCGATGGCAGCACGCGGCTTGATGTGATTGTCGAGCAAATGGAAGCGCGCATGGCCCGGTCGATTTCCCAAGGTTCCGGCTTGGCGCCGACGCTGGAGCGTCGCTACGGCCTCAATCCCGCAGCCGGAGCCATGAGATGAACGTTACCTGGCCCACAACACTGCCGTTGCCCTCGGTCGAAGGCTATGGCCTCACGCCGCAAGAGGCTGTGCTGCGCACTGACATGGAATCGGGCCCGGCGCGCCAGCGTCGCCGGTTCCGGCAAACGCCCACGCGCATCACCGTGCGCTGGTTGTTCAGCGAGTTCGAGTTCGCCCTGTTCGAGGCCTGGTACAAGTACCACGCCGATGAGGGTGGGCAGTGGTTCGAAATCACTTTGCTTGGCGGCCTGGGCCTTTTGCCGCACGAAGCCCGTTTCACCCGCCAGTTTGAAGCCCAACTTCGTTCTGCCCGGCGCTGGGACGTCAAAGGCGAGCTGGAAATCCGCGAGCGGCCCACGCTCGATGAAGGTGCGCTCAACCTGATGCTGGAGCTCTCCGCTGACGACCTCTTCGCGATGCGCGGCGAGCTGCACCAGCTGGTGCATGTCACTTTGCCGCGACATCTGCCTGTTCAAATCTGACTCGAAAAATTGACATGAGCCTACAAACCGATCTGCACAACGCCGTGACCCAGGTGACGGCTGACAGTGCAATGCTGCATGCCGTTGTGCATGGCAGCACACAGGACACAGTCAGCACCGAAGGTGGCCTGGTCGTCACCGTGGCCAAACTGCTGCATGACGCCGATACGCGCATCAATGCGTCTGCAGGGGGCATTCTCGCGCAAAGTCAGTTGGCCGCCCAAGATGCGCTAACCTCAGCCGAGTTGGCTTCCAGTGAAGCCGATCGGGCGCAGTCGGTGGCCAGCCAGGGTGTGACTGATACGAATACCGTACTGCAATTGGTTCAAACCAGCGGTAATCAAATCCTTGTGGATGCCGAAGCAGTGCTGCAGCAAGTCATCGCCCGGTTGCTGGCCGTTGGTCTGCCCGACTCCTTGATCGGTGCGCATGGCATGCTGCTCAAGGTCAAGGCCGATGAATCCGGCTATGAGCTGGTGAACACCGCAGCCCTGCCGCGCTTCTATGGATTCCATCTGTCCAGCGACGGATCGGAGTTACTGCTCACCGAAGGGCGTGATGCCGATTTCATTGCCAACAATTTCCTGGCCTGGACGCTCGCCGAGGGGGTCAGCTTTGCCATCCATGACAACGCGCTGGAGGTGCAACTGTGAATCTCGATATCTCGGCGCTCGGCTATCGCTGGTGTGGCATCTACTCCCCGTATCTCAGTTACCGCGATGGTGATGTGGTGTTCAAGGACGGTGGGGCCTGGGTGATCCGCCACGGGCAGCCGCAGCCGTTTGCACTCGGCCAGCAAGACGCAGTGCTCAAAGGGCATTTGCTGACCGGTGGCGTCTCCGTTGGCGGCATCGGCAGCATGGTGCTTCACTCCAATGGTGCCGACGGCGTGGAGTTTCGTTTCATGGCCGACCGCAACGGCACGATTGCTACGGCATTAATGAACACCGATCGGGCTGCACCAGATCGGCATAGCTCCAGCTATTTCATGGCGGCCATCATGAACGATGGATCGGTGCGCGCCTGGGGCCGGGCGGTCAACGGCCAGCAGGGCACGGGAAATACGGGTGACATCGGTCGCACCTTCCCGGCGCGCACGGCATTTCCGCCGGGGACACCACGCATTGTGTCCGCCACCTGCGTCTGGGATGACAGCTTCTTCCTCGATGCCGATGGCGGCCTTTGGCATGCCGGGGGCAACGAAGCGGGTCTGGCTTCCGGTGTCGGCAGTGCCAACCCCGTGCCCAGAAAGATCAACGGTTATGGCGAGCTGCCGAGCAACGCTTTCGTCAAGCGCGTCTTCACGGGGCATGACTATTTCGGCTATCGCACCGTAGCCTGTCTGGACGCGCAAGGTCGGGTTTATGTCTGGGGCTACAACCAGCAAGGCTGTCTCGGCCTCGGGCATACGTCGAATGTATCGACGCCCCGCTTGGTGCCATTCACGGCCGACACGCCGATCAAAGAAGTCTTCCTCTCTGGCGGAACCTATGCGGCAAGTTACCTGGTCGACACGGCCGGACGCCTGTGGGTGGCGGGAGAAGCCAATTCGACAGGTTTTGGCAGTGACCAATCCACTCATCGCCTGTTGATGCCCTGGGGAACCGAGAAGCGCGTCAAGAAAGTCTTCTGCTCCGAGTCCGATGCCCATTGGATCGCGGGCAGTCAGTACTACCGCAGCTACGGCGTTATTCTGGAAGATGGTGCGCTCTATCGCTGGGGACATGACAGCGGCCAGACCTCGGGGATCTGGGGGACTGGATACACAGGGGACATCTTCACGGGTCACGCCCTGTTTCCCTACAAGGTACTCGATGGCGTGGTCGATGCTTACGCGATATCCGGAGGTTATGGTCGCACCTTGGCGCTGATGCAGGACGGTACGGTACGCCATACCGGCTACGACGGCTTCAACATCGGAGGCGGCAATGGCAACCGCAGCTCTTGGGTAACCATCGGCGGCGACGCTCTCACCCAAGTCAAGAAGCTGCGCATGTATGGGGGTTGTTATGGCTCTTCGGCCATGGCCTTGCGATCGGACGGCAAGGCGGTCGGATGGGGCATGGGCTCCACGGGGTGCGCGGGTAATGGCTACGCCAATGAATCGCAGACACCCAACAGTTTCGTGCTGATTGATCGGCCGATCGTGGACTTCTCGCGTTCGGGCCATGTCGGTTGCACCGAGGGTGGGGCGTACCACGAGTCCGCCTACCACTTCCTCACAGCCGACGGGCAGGTGATGTCGACCGGCTATGGGGGTTACGGCCAGACGGGTGACGATGACAACGACCATCGCTACGCGCCGTCACCGATCCTGTTTTGAATCTGTTGAATTTCATTTACCTGTTTCTTGAAGGAGCGCTCCATGGGAACCGTTTCTCTGGGCAAGATTGCCTTTACCTGGCGCGGTGCATATGACGCCAGCGCCACCTACGCCCGCCAAGATGTAGTCGGCCAGAACGGCGATAGCTTTGTATGCCTCGCGGACTCCACCACGGGCGTGGCGCCGCACGCCAACTCCCCGGCCTGGGATCTGTTTGCGCAAGGCACCCAAGGGGTCTCGAGCCTGCCGGGGGAAGTCATCTACTTCGATGGCAACCAGCTGGTCGCCTTGCCCGTTGGCCAATCCGGACAGGTGCTCACCATCGGCGCACAGGGCGCGCCGGTCTGGGCCACGCCCGATGTGCGTTCGGGCACCAAGGCCCTCAAATTGCCAGAAAACGCCAGCAACACACAGCCCAATAGCTACCGCCAGTTCGGCCTCATCATGACCGATGGCAGCATCCGTGCCTGGGGGCGCAATGCCAACTGGAAGCTGGGCGATGGGACCACCTATGCACGTTCCTACCCGGCACGTACCGCCTTCCCGCCGGGGTTTCCGGGCGCGGCCAAGCTCTATTACAGCCAGGACACAAATGGCTACTGCATCGACAAGAACGGGCAGCTATGGGGCTGGGGCTATAACGGTTACGGCCAACTCGGTACTGGCAGCACAACCAACCAGCCGGTGCCGTACAACATGAGTGCCAACGCCAGCAACTCAATCGCCGGCAAAACCGTGCTCCAGCTGGCACTGAACTGCGGCGCCGAGGGTTACAACAGCACCTTGGTCCTGTGCAGCGATGGCACTGTGCATGCCTGCGGCTACAACGGTTATGGGCAGCTGGGCTTGGGCGACACCACCCAGCGCAACAACTTTGTGCAATTGCCGGTGCTCGCCGGCATCACCCAGATTGCTGCCGGGCGGGAGCGTTACACCGCCTATTACGCGGTCAAGAATGACGGCACCCTGTACTCGTGGGGATACAACGGCAACGGGCAGTTGGGTGATGGCAGCAGCAATCAGGCCAACGTCGCCATGCCGCGTGCGGGCGGCAGTCTCGCTGGCAAAACCATCGTCAAGGTGTTCGGTGCTTATGTACATGCATTTGCTTTGGACAGTACCGGTACCCTGCATGCTTGGGGCACCAACGACTACGGTCAATTGGGAAACGGTAATCTTGCCAACCAGTTCACCCCGGTACAGGTGGCCACCAACGTGGCCGATGCCTACACCGGCAGTTACGACTATCCGCTCACCTACCTCAAGAAAACCGACAAGACCCTGTGGGCCTGCGGTGCGGGGGCGTACTGGGGCAACGCCAACGGCAGCAACGGCAGCAACAGCGGCAACTTCGTGCAAGTGCCGGTGGGCAATACGGTGGTCAAAGCTGTGCATGGCGGCACCGGCTCCTACAACTATGGCGCCGCCTTATTGGAAAACGGCACCGTCTACGCCTGGGGCTACAACGGCAACGGGGCGCTGGGACTGGGGGATGCCACCAACCGCAGCAGCGTGGAGCTCGTGCGCATCGCGCAGCGTCGTGTGGTTGATCTTTCGTCCTATGGCTCCAGCTCTGAGCAGGGCCTGGTGTTTCTGCTCGACGACGGCCAGGTGCTGGCCAGTGGTTATGCGGGCGAGGCGCAGTTGCCCGAGGACGACAGCGAAACCAGCTACGTGCCTTACCCCGTCATTCTTTAGGGTTGCCATGCCAAATAGTGCTTTGTCTGAGGCCATCAAAGAGGCCTACGCGAGCGCCCCATCGGAGCAGATCATCCTGCACACCCTGGAGTTGCGCCACCCGGCGTTTGTCGATGAGACAGGGCAGCTGGTTGCCATCCGCGTTGTACGCGACACCAGTGATCTGTGGGCCCGGCTGGAATCGCAAGCCCCGCTGCAAGCCGGCGAGCGCGTGCTATTCGTGGCGATGGGCTTTGAGCTGGATTTGCCGCCAGTGGACACGATGCCCGTGCCGGAAATCACTGTGACGCTGGACAACGTGTCGCGCGAAATCGTGCGCCACCTGGATGCAGCCGCCGAGTCGCAGTCGGTGATCGAGGTGACTTACCGGCCGTACCTGTCCACCGATCTGGAAGGGCCACAGATGGACCCGCCCATCCACTTGGTACTCACGGAAGTGGAGGCCGACATCTTTCGGGTGACCGGCCGTGCCCGCATGCTGGATGTAGGGAACAAGGCCTTCCCTGGCATCAGCTACACCGCCAAGACCTTCCCGGGCTTGACCCGATGAGCCCGACACCCCATTGGGCGGCCGAGTACATCGGTCGGCCTTGGCACGCCGGTGCACGTGGCCCGGACGCGTTCGATTGCTGGGGCCTGTTCCTCGCCATCCAGCGCGAGCACTTTGACCGAGACCTGCCCGAAATCCCGGTGGACGCCAACGACCTGCGCACCGTGATGACCACCTTCCGCGACCACCCCGAGCGACAACGCTGGATGACCGTGCCGCAACCTGCCGAAGGCGATGCCGTGCTGCTGCGCCAATCCCGCCACCCGGTGCATGTCGGCGTGTGGCTGGCGGTCGATGGCAGTGGCGTGCTCCACGCGGTCAAGGACGCGGGCGTCGTGTTCCAGAAGATGCCTGAACTGCTGCTGCACGGCTGGCGGGTGGAGGGCTTCTACCGATTTGTGGAGTCGTCGTGAGCGAAGCCAATCAGGGCGCAGTGATTTTGCTGCGCAACCCCTTCCAGCCCAGTCAGCGCGAAGTGATGGTGGCCCACCCCGGTCAGACCATCCATCAGTGGCTGGGTACCCAGGGCATTGCCGAGTTCGATCAGCCCACCGTTTGCATCAAGAACGGTGCCCCTGTGTTGCGTGCCGATTGGGCGGTCACACCGATCGATGGCGTGGTGCTCTTCATCACACTGCCGCAGGGCGGGGGTGGTGGTGGGGGCGGTGGGAAGAACCCGCTGCGCACGGTTCTGATGATCGCGGTGATGGTGGTCGCGACCGTCTATGGCGGCCCCTTGGGAGCGAGCCTGGGATTCAGCGGCAACCTGGCCACAGCGGTCGGGTCGGCCATCATCATGACGGCAGGTTCCGCTCTGGTCAGCGCCCTGGTGCCGCTGCCCACGCCCAACATGCCGTCATTTGCCGGCTCGGGCGGGAGCTTGGCGCAACCGTCGCCCACCTACAGCCTGCAAGGTCAGGGCAACTATGCGCGGCTTGCCCAACCCATTCCGGTCGTCTACGGCCGCCATCTGGTCTATCCCGACCTGGCCGCCACGCCCTATGGCGAATACCAGGGCAATGAACAGTTCCTGCATCAACTGCACTGCATTGGCCTGGGTGAGTACGACATCGAGCAGATCCGCATCGAGGACACCCCCATGGCCTCGTTCGAGGAGGTGACCTACCAGATCGTCCCGCCGGGCAGTCCGGTCACGCTCTTCAACCCGGATGTGGTGACTGCGCCAGAGGTCGCCGGCCAGGAATTGCTGGCTGGCACCTGGACCGGGGGCTTTGCCATCAACCCGGCCGACAGTGAGGTTACGCACATTGGCATCGACATCCTGCTGCCGCGCGGGCTGTATTACGCCAATGACGCCGGTGGCCTGGACAGCCGCAGTGCCAGCTGGAAGGTCGAAGCCCGGGCCATCGATGCCGAGGGCGATCCACTGAACGACTGGTTCACGCTGGGCAGTGAGAGCCTGACCGCTGCCACCACTACGCCACAGCGGCGCACTTACCGTTATCCCATAGCAGCAGGGCGATACGAAGTGCGTGCCACGAGGCTCGATGGAAAAGACACCAATTCACGCGCCGGGCATGAGGTGCGCTGGGGTGAGGCCCGGGGCTATCTGGCCGGCGGCGTTACTTTCCCTGACAACGTCACACTGCTCGCCATCCGCATGCGCGCGACCGACAACCTGTCGCAGCGCTCCAGCCGCCTGATCAACTGCATCGTCACGCGCAAGCTGCCGGTCTGGTCTGCAGAGTCTGGTTGGTCCTCAACCCTGCCCACGCGCTCAATCGCCTGGGCCTTTGCCGACATCCTGCGTGCCAGCTACGGCGCCAAGCTGCCCGATACGCGCATCGATCTGGCTGCCTTGGCGCAACTCGATCAGGTCTGGGCCGATCGGGTTGACCAGTTCGATGGCGTGTTCGATCAGCAGGTCACCGTCTGGGAGGCGCTGACCCGGGTCGCCCGCTGTGGCCGGGCGGTGCCTTTCCTGCAAGGCGGCATCGTGCGTCTGGTGCGTGACGAAGCCCGGCTACTGCCCGTGGCGCTCTTCAGCCCGCGCAACATCGTCAAGAACAGCCTCAAGATCCAGTACGTGATGCCGGGCGAAGAGACGGCGGACGCGGTGACGGTGGAATTCTTCAGCAGCCGCACCTGGAAGCCTGATGAAGTGACGGTGAGCCTGCCGGGCTCCAGCAGCACCAATCCGGCCAAGCTGCGGCTCTTTGGTTGCACCACCGAGGCCCATGCGGTGCGCGAGGGGCTGTATCTGGCGGCGGCCAACCGCTACCGCCGTCGCATCATCACCTTGCGCACCGAGCTCGAAGGCCTGATTCCGACCTATGGCGACCTGATCGCCATTGCCCATGACATGCCCAGTTGGGGCGCGGGCGGCGAGATCGTTGCCTGGGATGCCGACACCCACACCGCCACGCTGTCCGAGCCTATCCAATTCACGGATGGTCAGCCGCACACACCACACGTGATGGCATTGCGCCGCCGCGATGGCGGGGTCAGCGGCCCGCATGCGGTGACACCTGGAAGTGATGCGCAGCAGGTGGTCTTTGCAGACCTGCCCGACATCCCCATCGAAACCGGCCTGTCGGCCGAGCGCACCCATTTCGCCTTTGGGGTGGCCGAGCAATGGAGCCTGCTGGCCCGGGTGATCGCGGTGCGCCCGCGTGGCGAGCAGGTGGAAATCACATGTGTGGCCGAACACCCGGCAGTCCATAACGCCGATAGCAGTGCCGACCAGAGTTGAAAGGAAAGAAGATGAACGAACCCCATCTGATGGATGGCATGGTGGTCATGCCCCATGACGAATTCGAAACCCTGCTGGAGCGCGCCGCTGAGCGTGGGGCGCGTCACGCCTTGTCCGATGTCGGTCTGGATGGACCGGATGCAGCAAACGACATCCGCGAGCTCAGAAATCTGCTCGACGCCTTCAACGAGGCCAAGAAAACCGCCGGTCTCACGCTCGTCAAGATGCTGGTCACAGGTCTCGTGCTGGCCTTGCTCGCCGGCACCATCGTCAAAATCAAACTGTTTGGAGGCCCGCAATGAGCCCGATCTTCACAACGCTCGCCCCTGGCCTCTTTGAAGCCGGGGCCAAACTGATCGATCGCCTGATTCCCGATCCGGCCCAGCGCGAGCAGGCCAAGCTCGCCTTGTTTCAAGCTGAAGGTCAGCAGGCCTTGCAGGAGATGCAGGTGAGCCTCTCGGCCATTCTGGCCGAAGCCAACTCGGCCGACCCCTGGACCAGCCGAGCCCGCCCGACCTTCCTGTATGTGATCTACGGCGTGATCCTGCTGTCGGTGATCGGCAGCATCATCGGCATCTGGTGGCCCGCCGAGGTGTTTCAAGCCGCTGAAAACCTGTCCAAGCTGCTCAATGCCGTGCCGGAAAGCCTGTGGTGGCTCTTCGGCGCCGGTTACCTCGGCTACACCGGTGCGCGCAGCTTCGACAAATGGCGCGGTGTGCCCAGGTAG